TGCCGGCTTTCCACTCCTGTTCGCCTTTCACCCCCAGGATGGCCTGGCGGATGTGCAGCGGCTGCTGTTTCAGCCATGCATTGCCACGGCCCTCCACGTTGTCAGACCGCTTTTTTCCCTTCAGCTCGCTGGCGTACACCGGTGCGTAATGGCACAGGCAATGGGGATGGGCTGGATTCACCGGAGCCTGGTCTTTAGGGAAAACTCCTGCCCCCAGGCCATACAGATCCGCATGGGCGTACATGTCGCAGATGTCCTCTGCCGGATGCCGGCTTCCCAGCTTCCACTGGTAGGCCACAACGCTGTCATCCTCCCCGTAGCGGGCAAGGAAAGCATCATAACGGGCTCTGGCGGCTTCTGTCCGAGCAATCCGTTCTGCAACGTACCGGCTCTTTTCCTCTATGGCCACCTGGAGGGCTTTCTCAGCGGCTTTTTCACTCCCCTGGTCTAACTTATCGAACAGGTTGTTTAAAGCCGTTCTGAAGTGATTGTAGGTGCTGCTGTCGTCCACCAGGTCCTCAGCCTGGGCCCGTACCTTACGGATAGCCCGCTGCAGGTCCTTCACCTCAGCTTCGGACAGGTTCTCCCGGCTCCTCCGGGTCCAGCGGGTCAGTTCGTCCATGTATTTGGGGAGTTCCTGCTGCCGGACCACATGGCCGCCTCTGTACCCGTCATAGAGGGCCTGGGCCGTGTCCTTCACCGTCTTGTTCAGATGGATCTGTTTTCGCACCGTGGTGATCACGTCATTCAGCATGGTGTTGCTGGCGCCGTGGATCTTCTCCGACAGGGTCAGCCCGCTGCCGTCCCAGGGATTGGACAGGGCTTCCAGCAGGGCAGCCGCAGGAAGGTCTTTGGCCAGTTCCTGCCCCAGGGCATCCTGGGCCGTGCCAACGATTACGCTGGACACATTGGCCTGCAGCCAGTCCTCCACGCCGTATTCCTTGAATCCCTGGCGGATGGCTTCCTCCGGGCTTTTTCCCTGTTTCATGAGGATTTCAATGCGGGCCTTCATCATCTGGCCCTGGAATCCATATCGTTTGGAAAAGGCTTTCAGCTGCCGTTGCAG